CTTAGTAGCAACAAGAGAAAGCAATGACGATTTGCCTGAAGATGTTGCTGCATTCCTAAAGTACAAAAAAGATACGGGTCGTGGTATCCAAGACTTCTTGAAGTTGCAAGAAGATTTTGATTCTATGGACCCTGATAAAATGCTAAAGCAGTATTTCTTAGCAACTGAGGATGGTCTTGATGAAGATGACATCGAGGCTATGATGGAAGACTTCATGTATAATGAAGACTTGGATGATGACTCAGATATTAAGAGAGCCAAATTAGCAAAGAAAAAAGCGATTGCTAAAGCTAAAACCTACTTTGTCGAGCAGCAAGAAAAGTACAAACAACCCCTTGAGTCAAGAACGGTTGGTATTTCTGATGACGAGAAAGAAGAGTATGAAGCATATAAGCAATACGTTAAGCAGGCGAGCACTTTAAACGAAGAGCAAGAAAGAAAGCGTGAGTGGTTCCAACAGAAGACTGACGAAGTGTTTGGTCAAGAATTCAAAGGTTTTGAGTTCAATGTTAATGACCGCAAACTTACTTTTGCTCCCGGTGATGCCACTGAATTGAAGAAGGTACAATCAACTCCAATGAACTTTATCAATAAGTACTTGGATGAGAATGGTCTTATGAAAGATGCAGTAGGTTATCACAAGTCGTTAGCCATAGCAATGAACCCCGAAAAATTCGCCAAGTTCTTTTATGAACAAGGATTAGCAGATGCCACAGAAGATGTGACACGTAAAATAAAAAATGTGAATATGTCTGAACGTAAAGCACCTGAAGCGATGAATAAGGGGGGAGTGCAAATAAGAGAAGTAAACGCAGGCGCAAGCCGTGGGTTGAAAATCAAAAGTGCAAAAAGAATATAAAAAACCCTTAAACTAAACAAAAACAATGGCAGTTAATTCAACTCCCGGATTTCAGTTGCAGCCCTCAGCAGAGCAGGTTGCCCTATCCACCAATTACATTACTAACTTCAACTTCTTGAATCAGTATCTTCCTGATACTTATGAGAAAGAATTTGAACGCTATGGAAACCGCACAGTAGCTTCCTTCCTTCGTATGGTAGGTGCTGAGATGCCTTCTAACTCTGACCAAATCAAATGGGCAGAACAAGGTCGTCTTCACACCAAGTACGTAGATGTAACTACTACTGTATTGACCACCGCTGACAGTGCGACCTTTACCGTTAACGACCTTAACGTATCAGGTATTGCAATCCGTCCGGGTCAAACCGTTATGATTACTCCTAACGTAGCAGGTCCTACCCAAAACAAAGGTATCGTTACTGCAGTTAGCACTTCAGCAGCTACCTTCACTGTAGCCTTCTACGAAGCAGCGGGTATCACCAACGCTTCTGCTGCAAACAAATTCACCGTATTCGTTTATGGTTCTGAATTCAAAAAAGGAACTGTAGGTATGGTTGGTTCTTTGGAAGCAGAAGATGAAATCTTCAGCAACTCTCCTATCATTATCAAAGATAAGTATGCCGTTTCAGGTTCTGATATGGCTCAGATTGGTTGGGTTGAAGTAACTACCGAGAATGGTGCTACAGGTTACTTGTGGTACTTGAAGTCAGAGCACGAGACTCGTCTTCGTTTTGAAGACTATCTTGAAACCGCTATGTTGGAAGCAGTTCCTGCAGAAACAGGTTCAGGTGTTGCTAACTCAGGTCTTAACCCAACCTATGGTAACAAAGGTTCTGAAGGTGTATTCTACGTAGTTAACTCTCGTGGTAACGTGTGGGGTGCAGGTAACCCAACTACCTTGGCTGACTTTGATACTATCGTTACTCGTCTTGACAAGCAAGGTTCTATCGAAGAGAATGTTCTTTTCGTTAACCGTGAGTTCTCTTTCGACATTGACGATATGTTGGCTACCCTTAACGGTTTCAACGGAACAGGTGTTGCTAACTCAGCTTCATTCGGTTTGTTCGACAACGATACCGACATGGCGTTGAACCTTGGCTTCAGCGGATTCCGTAGAGGTTATGACTTCTACAAGTCTGATTGGAAGTATCTGAACGACCCAACCATGCGTGGTGGTTTGACTTTGTCTACCACAGGTACTACTACCGCTAACGTAATCACATGCACTTTGGGAGCAAACAACTTCTTCCTATTCCGTTACGGAGCATAATAGAAGCAAACTAAAATGGGGGGTGTCTTCAAAGACACTCCCCTATTTTTAATTCAAATCATATCATATCTAAAATGAATAAAGTAAAACAAGCCCCGAAAGACAGGTACTACCGTCTTCGCAACGAACTTGCACCATTGTCATACACTATTGCTACACGCAATACACGCAGATACCCTCTTCTGTGGTATGATGAAGAAAAAAACATAAACCGTCCACTGCGCTATGCGGTAAATCAGAAGTCTCCATTTGAAGACGAACAAGACGGGAATGCAATCATTGAACCAATCACATTTGATAATGGTTTCTTGTTTGTACCTAAGAACAACCCTGTACTTCAGGAGTTCCTTTATTACCATCCTCAGAACAATGGATTGTTTGAAGAGGTTGATAATGAACTCGATGCTCAGAAGGTTGTTGATGAACTCAATGCAGAAGTAGAAGCACTTGTACGTGCTCGTGAAATGACCATTGAGCAACTTGAAGTAGTTGGTCGTGTTCTATTCCAACGTGATACTACCAAGGTAACATCTGCTGAATTGAAACGTGATGTTTTGATTTATGCTCGTAACTATCCAAAGCAATTCCTTGATGCTCTTGAGGACCCAATGCTGAAGCTTCAGTCTAATGTCCATATCTTCTTTGATAAGGGCTTGTTGGGATTCAGGAATGGCAACAAGGAAGTATGGTACAATACCGCAACGAACAAGAAGAAGATGCTTACAGTACCGTATGGTGAAGACCCATATGTATTGGTATCATTGTTCTTGAAATCCGATGAAGGTATTGAAGCCTTAAAGATGTTGGATTTCCATTTAGAAAACCAATAACTATCACTCGTAGTGTTTTAATAGGAGAGGGGGCGACCCCTCTTTTTTTTTACGTATCTTTGTAGAAACAGAGAAGTATGATTAATTCCGTTAGAAATACTGTACTTTCGGTAGTTAATAAGAATAACTATGGATACATATCTCCTTCAGATTTCAACCTATATGCACTACAAGCGCAGTTGGAAATATTTGAAGAATACTTTGACGAGTACAATACTCTCGTAAATAAAGAGAACGCAAGAGTATCGGGTACCGGCTATGCTGATTTAAAGAAAAGTGTTGAGGAGATGATTGATATTTTCTCTGTAACAAAGTACTTCTCTCATAGCGCAGCTAATACTTATTCTCTACCATCATTGATAACTACAGGTGATGACTATTTCACTATCAATAAGTTGTTGTGTTATCCTGTTATTCTTGCTGAAGGTCAGAATACAAGTTTTATATTAAATTCATTAGAAGACGCTACTGCTACATTTGTTACTGATGGTGTTGCCGTTGGAGACATTGTTGCAAATCTATCTACAGGTACACAAGCAACTGTTGTTACGGTTGTATCTGAAACCGTACTTCTATTGTCTGCAAACATATTCCCTGTGTTCCCACGCAACTATGCGGTATATGATAAGAGTGTTGTAAATGAGGTTGAGAGAGTGAGCCATAATAAGATAACTCTTCTTAACAACTCTTTGCTTACTGCACCATCCAATACATATCCTGCATATACTATGGAGAATCTATTGGCTACAATATACCCTGAAACTATTTCAAAGCAGGGACAGATAGTGGGTCAGTATATCCGTTATCCTAAAACTCCAAAGTGGACATATGTAACTCTTACCAATGGTGAGCCATCGTTTGACCAATCACAACCTGACTATATCAGAGAAGCAGAGGTTTATCAATTTGCTAAAGTTGAGGAAAGAGAACAACAACAACAATAATAGATAACCATGTCTTATATATCACAGTTCGAGTACTATAATAATGATGACAATTGGGGTTCGTATCAATACGTTAGTCTGTATGATATTGTAAATAACTTCATGTTGATGTATTCAGGTAACCATTCCCTGATTAACAATGAAGAACGATATAAAGTATTGTTCCATGCTAAGAGAGCAATACAAGAATTGAATTACGATGCATTCAAAGAAGTAAAGATTTTAGAGTTAACAGTAGGAGACAATCTCAAATTCATACTGCCATCTGATTATGTCAATTGGGTGCGCATCTCTTTGTATAAAGATGGATGGTTGCGTCCTATGAGTGAGAACATTCAAACTCTTTCATCAGATGCATACCTTCAGGATAACAACGCAAACATATTGTTCGATATGAATGGTAATGTCCTGAAGCCACAATACTCTGAGATTGACTTTGACCGCATAAAGGGTACTAAGAAAAGCATCTATCTTAATCCGGGTAACCCATACCATGGGCAAGCAGGTTGGGAAGTTGAAGGCATATGGTATTTTGATTATGGCATTGGTGCCCGTTTTGGATTGAATACTGAGACTGCGAACTTCAACCCTACGTTCAACATAGACAAGAAGTCAGGTGTTATAAACTTCGACTCATCTATGTCAGGAGAATTATGCATACTTGAATACATCTCTGATGGTATGGAGAATGGTGATGACTCACGTATTTCTGTAAACAAGTTGTTTGAGAAATATGTGTAT